TCAAGTCTGGGATCAAGTATCGGATCAAGTCTTGCATCAAGTCTTGCATCAAGCCCGGATTCAAGTCTTGGATCAAGTCTGGAGTCAAGTCGAAGCGGAATTAAAGAAATGAAATCTGTCAAGGATCAAGTCTTGGATCAAGTCTTGCATCAAGTCCGGAATCAAGTCTGGGATCAAGTCGAGGCGGAAATAAAGAAATGAAATCTGTTAAGGATAAAGTCTGGAATCAAGTATTGAATCAAGTCTGGCGTACAGACGGGGTTCAAGTATCGGATCAAGTCTGGGATCAAGTATCGGATCAAGTCTTGCATCAAGTCTTGCATCAAGCCCGGATTCAAGTCTTGGATCAAGTCTGGAATCAAGTCGAAGCGGAACACGCGGTTCGCGGGGCGTTACTCGGCTAAGGCTGCTATTCTTCCACTATGATCGTGCTATGCCGGTACGGGCTGAGTAATTTGCAGAATAATATGTCTTTACAATCAACTCCCCATATAGTATGATACTATTATGGAATGCAAAGAACTAATGGCTGATATCGTATACTTCACCACAACACTCTCGGCGAAATCATGATTAGACACGATTCAATATTCAATACGAAAATGATATGTGACCACTTCGCTGAGAAGGATGGAGTTCCTATTCAATACGTTTGCACTAGTGCATTAGACGCCGGCGTATCTGCGATGGATATCTTTTATCGCGATACACCGCATCCTAAATTTGGTAATAGGTACTTTGGTATATACTTAGATAGAGATAATGGTGTGATGATTACTAATGCAGATAGGATCGAGAGCTTTGAGTTCGGGCTAGTTGAGGGTGATGACAGCAATCTAAGATACAGTGCGCATAGGCAAGATCACATCAGTTTTAAGAATGGTAACATGATTGATGGCGGGCGCGCTTATATTAGATCGAGTGGTGGTCCTATTCACATATACGTTGTTCGTGATGGATGCTTAGTAGAACAGATGTGCGAAGCATTCCTCACAGCTTCAGAAGAGCTTGAGGACGAGTGCGAGCAAGATGATGGACAGCCCGACGAAGCCCAGGAATGGGCCGACTATGATCCAGATTGTTAAGGATCGAACACATTTCGGGAGAGATCTATGAAGGTTATAAAACTCACAGAAAAACATAATTGCGATCATCTTCTTGGAAAGTTTTTGGATCATGATAGCTATGATATCGTAGCCAATGAAAGCATGGATGTATATAAGCCCTTGCGTATTGGAGAAACTTATGATGAACATAGCATACTCCTGAAATTCAGAAAGGGATGCATTCCGAAAAACGTTTGGCAGTCAGCCTATGCGGGATTACGGCATGGAGCTATGGCTACGGATCAACGTGGTCTCGCAGCTGGAGGCAGCGAAGAGCGTCACGCCTATCAGCAGATTCAGACATCTGGGGGGGAATCGTCGACGCGATCATTGCAACGACGGTGGGTTACAAAAAAAGAAAAGGCCGTCATCACATATTTTGCAGAGGGTTCTCCAAATTCTATTTTCGGTGATATAGCTGATAACCTCTACAAAACAACATCGAATGCACCCCTGACTGATCGTAGTGGTAAAATAGGAGATCCGGTGACCATCAAGGGTGGTTCTGTTTGGATCGTCAAACACGCCAAAGATATTGATTTCGATAGATGGTTTGCTGAAACTAAAATTAAATCCACCGAAGAACGCCGTGAAGCCGCTATAGCTCTAGCGAAAAAGCATATTTCAGAATCATTCTATGGCGATTCAGTGTTTTCCGGCGTTGGTGGGTATTTTGGTAGATATCCACGCATTCCATTCTGCAGAGAAACTTCATGGAGTGCATCCAGCCCCGAAAAATTCAATATGGCACTTCCTATGTTTCACGCGGCTAACGAAATATATAAGAAAGTTTTACCCGGCAGATGGAAAGGCCAATACGAGGCAGGCAAAGAACTAAAAGGCCGCCGTCCGGGCGGCGGTTCTGATTGGTTGATCGGCGATAGCGTGTATACGACAGTCACTATCAATAAGCATTTTCGTACCGCCTGTCATAGAGACGCTGGTGATTTGTGTGACGATGGCACTCAGGTCAATCCAAAAGGATTTAGCAATCTGACTGTAACTTCTAATGGAAAAGCGTTTGATGGTTTTTATCTGTGTTTTCCAGAATATCGTATCGCAGTTAATATTCAGCCAGGCGACTTGATCATAATGGATGCTCATCAAATTCATGGAAATGTTCCCATGATTACATCCGAAGAAGGGATCGAACGATTGAGTTTGGTTATGTATTTTCGCGAAAACATGATTAAGTGTGGTGAGAAAAGACTCGAAGATGCGCGTCGTAGATTTATACATTCTCGTAGAGATTCCAACATTCGCGAATGGAACGAGTTTCGCGCTCGCGAGTCGGCGCTCGCGAAATCCGCAGCGCCAGGCGGCGAGAAGGATGATCGCGAGAAACCTCCAAAGTTGCGCGAAGGTTGGAACGGCATTAGTCCGAAATGGGATACATCTCCAGAATGGGTCGAATACCTTCGCAACAATGGCTTTCCAGAAGAGGCTAAGAAATTAGAAACCATAGGAATGGTTGAATGAAAGTTATAGTTACTGGCGGATCTGGATTTATAGGTAGTTCCGTCGTAGATGAATTGCTGTTTGAAAGTAAGTACGGAAAAAACAAATACGATATAGTGATAGTCGATATGATCACAGATGCATGGATGTGGGAATCGTATGATCGTCACCGTACAATCAGCTAACAGGCCAGATTCTGTGGAAACTATGACCAAGGCGTTGTTCCCTCTATCGGCAACTTGGTTTATTCCTACCGATCAAGCAACTGAATATCGCAAGAACGGAGCTGAAGTGGTGCCGGTGGATGGAACCATGCCGATGAAAGCTAAGCAACTCAATGCTGCATTAGAGTTTGCGAAGAATGATATCGTCGTCACAATGGACGATGATTTCATGAAGGCAATTGAAGCCCGGCATCATCCAGAGGGAAAGATTACAAGTCACAAGATACAACTAAGTGACGCAATAGAATTTCTGGCTGAAAAACTGAGTGGATCAAAATATTACATGGCAGGCGTGGCTTCTAATCTGAATCCGTTTTGGTCTAAGCGAGAGCCTTCTCATAGTGGAATGGTTCTTGGGCAGATTCTGATCCATAAGCCAAATTCTATTCGATTTGATGAAAAGTTAACCCAACTAGAAGATTTAGATTACGTCATTCAACACTACGACCAACATCGTGGAATCTGTAGGATAAATAATCTACTCATGCACTTTCACATGAACAATGGAAAGCAAAAATCTAAAGGCGGTGGATATGCCGGCCATAGAACCAAGGAACTTCAACTAGAAACTCTACGATATATCAAGTCTAAATATGATGGAACTCCCATTCAGAATTATATCATATTTGATATGAATGCGGAAGTAGGTAAAGGCGTCACTAGAAAAATGCGTTGGAACAAATTAACCGGATATAGATTATGATCAGACATTCAGAATATCAGATTGCAATTCCTTCCTATAAAAGGGCTACCACTCTTAAGGAAAAGACTCTAAAGGTGCTCGCTAATCATAACATCGACCCAAAGAAGGTCACCATTTTCGTGGGAAATACAGAGGAACTCAAAAATTATCAGACAGCTTTGTCTGATAGCCCATATAATAACATCGTCGTGGGTGAAGTCGGTATGGGTGCAATTCGGCGATTCATTCAAAAACACTATGCTGAAGGCACACCAGTTATGAATTTCGATGACGATCTTTCCGAAGTCCTAACGAAAGAATCCGACAAAAAAATGATCCCAGTTCATAACCTAGAACAGGATGTCATTCTCCGAGGCTTCCACGCATGTAGTGAAAACAAAGCTAACCTGTTTGGTGTATATGCGGCCGCTAATGCGATGTTCATGAAACATCGCATTGCGGTTGGACTATACTACTGCATTGGTTCTTGTTGGGGAATGTTCAATCGTCACGACGAAGATCTTCGTGTGACTCTAGATGACAAGGAAGATTTTTTGCGTTCTCTGCAACATTATGTGAAGGATGGAGTTGTTGTTCGATTGGATGATATCACCGTGAAGTCTAAATATTACACCGAAGATGGCGGTATGCAAGTGACTAGGACCAATGAGCGAATTTTAGAATCTGCTGAAATCCTGGCTAAGAGATATCCGATGCTCTGTACAATGTATATTCGGGAAACGACTGGTCATGCTGAATTACGACTTCGGGATAAGTCTAATGGTAGATACGACAAGGAAGCGCCCACACTAGAGTCGTTTTTCCAAGATTAAGTTTAGATCCCTACGAGATCAGTTTCGTACGGATTGCCGTCCGGAACAGGCTGAATAAATATTTCATAATAGTCATAAGGAAAATACTATGTTTGAATGTTTGATTTTAGGTGATAGCATTGCAGTAGGTACAGCACGGTACCGACCCGAGTGTGCTATCTATGCTGAGAGTGGATTGAATTCTTCACAATGGAATAAAGCTTATCTTAATAAGGATATCTCGGCGAAGGTAGTGCTTATCAGTCTTGGAACGAATGACTACAGTGGCGTAAAAACTCGTGTGGAGTTAGAAAAGATGCGCACGAAGCTAGGGAGTGCTAGAGTATACTGGATAATGCCGGCAATTAAACTCGACGTTCAGACGATTGTTAAAGAAATAGCTAATGCTAACGGCGACAATATTATATTCATTAGATCCCTGCAGCCAGACCAGATACACCCAACATGGATAGGTTATAAAGACATCGCCGGCGCTACCAAGTTGGAATATTAATTCGGGAGAAATACGCATGAGCAATAATGACCCGGAAATCTTGCGCCAGTGGCGCGCAGAACAGCGCGTGAAATCGCGGCGCGCTCAATGGTCGAGGAAGTTGGCTCGCGGGATTTGGTCTTGCGTGGTCGGGATATTTGCTGCGGGCGTTGTCGTCGGTTCAATTCTCGCCATCGTAATATATTCAGCGCCCGAACGTGTCCGTTTTTTTTCTTTAATAATTAATGAATAAAAAATATATAGAATGGAGTCAATGAAATGAATATTATCTCACGAAGCCGAAATAAGTATACATCTTTTCGTAAGTTTCTAGATGAATCTAGCCGTGGAGAAAAGCACACATATCATGTGGGATTCCTAATCGAGGATGTTACTGGTAATGATGTTCTAGCTAAGATGAATGACCAGGTTTTGGAAGCTCATACACGCGGTCTTATTGACCTTGTACAGAAAAAGCTCAGTGCTGGATCCAGACAAAAAGATGATGCTCCAGTATATGAATATATTGCTGTTCGTGTACATATAGATCCGACAAAATATTCTAATTGCAGAAACTCCAAGATATGATCATTGGAGTAGTTGGTCAGATTGGATCGGGTAAGGATACTGTAGCTCAGTATCTAGTTGACTCTCGCGACTACACTAGGATTTCTATGGCTGGTGTTTTGAAAGATGCAACATCTATGTTGTTTGGTTGGGATCGTGAAATGCTTGAGGGAAGAACTCCAGAAGCAAGAATCACTCGCGAAGAACCTGATCCATTCTGGTCAAAAAAACTGAATAGGAATTTCAGCCCAAGATATGCATTGCAGATTCTTGGGACTGATCTTTTTCGCAATCATCTACACAAAGACATATGGGTAATGGCTGCAGAAAGACAGATATACAATCACAAAAATGTGGTTATATCTGATATACGATTTCCTAATGAAATATGCATGATAAGAAACAGTGAGGGTCAACTCTGGCATGTTCATCGTGGGTCTTTTCCAGAATGGTGGGAATGTGCTATAGAAACAAATAAATCTATACAAAGTAATTCATCCTCATTTCCAACTGAGTGGATCTTACGCGATAATGGTAATCATATGGAAATAAAGTATCCCCACATTCATAATTCAGAATGGGCATGGGTTGGAACTACCTTTGATTTAACCCTTAATAATAACGATAGTCTTGCGACATTATATACTAAGGTTGAAGATCATATGAGATATATTTAAAGATTGGAGGTACATGGCAAAAATAAACAAAGATCTGAATGAATATCTTCAACTGTGTGCTAAATTTGCTCCCATTGATATCAATGTAGCACACAGAGAAATATTAGCTGCCATAAAACATCATGATAAAATTAAATTTGATCCAGCAGATATGGAAAAAATGTTGGCTCTTCATGCAATATGGTATAACTCTCTTGATGCAGATCCAAAGAACCCTGATTACTCTATATATTCTGATCCATATTATTTCTGTGAAACATGGCTCTGTTGGATAAAATATTCCAAGCGGTATCTCAAAGACATTCAATTGCCTCGGTCTATGTTTGGTAAAAGTATAGTTGAATCGATGGGTAATGTGAGAAGCGTTTTAGATTTAGGATGTGGTGTTGGATACACAACTTCAGAATTAAAAAAGATTTTTCCAAATGCTGATGTATATGGAACAAATATGGAAGGCAGTAGTCAGTTTGCAGCGGCAAAATATCTTGGAAAAAAACACGGATTCGAAATGCTAACCAATCATTCAGGCATAAAGACGGATCTGATTTTTGCATCTGAGTATTTTGAGCATATCCAAACACCAATCGAACATTTGATGGGAGTATTAGAAGATTGTACTCCAAAATATCTGTTGTTTGCCAACACATTCAATTCCAGAGCAATTGGTCATTTTAATGAATATTTACACTTCGGAAATAAACATTCTGGTAAAGAAACAAGTATATTATTTAATAGAACATTAAAGACTATGGGGTACGAAGAAACATCTACTCAGTGTTGGAATAATCGACCAGCATTTTGGCAAAAATCCTATGCTGGCAGATTAAGTATTTGATTTAAGTAGCGAATAAAATCTCTTGACAATTCAAACTTAATATGCTATTATTATAAAATGATGGCAAGAAGTCCTCATTTTATAGTCTGTGCAAGAAACCAAGGAACCAAGGAACTGATGATGACTAATGAATCACTACTCAATGCTGTGCAAGAACCCAAGGAACTGATGATGACTAATGAATCACTATCCGATAAGCTGGAAGATCTGGGTGTTTTCCATCCGACCGGGTCGAAGAGGCTCTTCGAGAAGTCACTGTATCCAACAAAGATTTTATCAAAATATGAAATCTCCACTGTCCAAAAGTTTTATAGAATGCTGAATGAATCTGGGATTCATTCCGATCCAGTTGGTGAGCGACTCCCCACTAATTCAGCACCTGATTGCGCTAAAAATAGGGGAATCATTAAATCTATCATGAACGGTACAGGTATCGGGTTGATAACATTACGCAACATTAAGGATTGTACTGAACACGAAGTAAAGCGAATGTATAAAAACTACAATGCTATTGTCATTGACGGCGGGCATCGGTCTCGTGCAATCATGCTTTATATTAATAATAAGCTTGCCGTTCGAATCGGTTCGAAGATGAAGAAGTTTAAGGATCTTTCTGATGATGAACGCGAAACATTCATGGAATCGCCTGTTGCTTTGGATTACAAAGTGTGTACATCTAAGCAGGCTATTGAAATTTTCCGTGCTTTAAATTCGACCACAAAGGTCAATGCATATGAAATGATCATGGCAGATGATCAGTCGGCTACGTGTAAGTTTGTTCGAATGTTATCCAAGTCGTATCCTGAATATGATGACAATGAAACGCATGACATCTTTGAGATTAAATATGACATTGATGAGGTACCTACTTCGAGGTATTTCTCTTCAGTGAATGAACGGGCTATTTGGCATACATATGTTTTTATAGTCTTGCATAAGGCTATGGCACGTGCCAACGTCGATGCTGGTGATAAAGAAACAAAGATGCTCATTGATCGAGAATTAAATGGTGCATTTAAGCTGACATCCGATATCGAGAATACTGTTAAGAAATTCTTTAATGATCTTCTTGCTTTTCAGAGGCAATATAAAGCAAAAATTACCATTGATATCTTTGGTGCTTTTCAATGTGTGTGGTTTGAACTGATGAGCAAGCATAATAAATTCAATATTGATATGGATGATTTCAATATTGCGTTTCGAAAGGCCCGCGTTAAGCTAGCAAGCTCGAAAGATCGTACTTATCAAGACAAGACTATCAAAAATCTTTCCGGAAACACAGTTAATATCAAAGAGGAATTTCGGAAATCAGTCAAGTCATTTTCTGTGGGAAAAGTCCAGTCGTGGGCCGCAAAAATCATCATCAAAGAACTAGGTCCTCTAGAAGATTGTGGTGTTACCCCACTAGAAACTAAGAGAAGCTATTCGCGCAAGGATCGGCAAGAGCTACTAGACGCTCAATCGGGTCTTTGTTGGATGTGCAAAAAGTCAGTATCAGTTGGAGAGTGTGAATTGGCACATGATACACCGCATTCTAAAGGCGGAAAAGTTGAAGATGGTGTCGCCATGTGCAAAGAGTGTCATTCTAATCAAGGCTTGATGACTCTCACACAATTTCGCAAGATGGCACCTTCGATGGCGCGGTGGCGGCGGTAATAATGAATATATTTTATATTGATCATAATCCCACACAGTGTGCTCAATGGCATGTGGATAAACATGTCGTGAAGATGATTCTAGAAAGCGCACAATTGCTTTCTACTGCACATAGAGTACTCGACGGTAAAGAGTATATTGGTAAAAGTAAAACTGGTCGAGCTGCTAAAAGATGGTTGCTTGATGTTGATATGAGATTTCCACATGATCGCGATTCAGTAGTTTATCATGCTACACATATTCATCATCCTTCCTCTGTTTGGTGTCGAGCAAATAACAACAATTATAACTGGCTATATTCGCTATATGTCGCACTGATGAATGAGTATACATATAGATATGGTAAGAATCATTCTTGTGAAATGTTGAAATCATATCTTCAAGCCCCTCCAGCAAATATTTCTGTTGGCGCTTTTACGCAACCAACCCCTGCTATGCCCGATGAATACAAAGTTGCTAATGATAGCATTACGTCTTACAAAAATTACTACATTGGCGCCAAAGCTAGATTTGCATCTTGGAAAAATAGAGAAGTTCCTCAATGGTTCAAATGATGGATAAAAAAATAACTAAATAAAAGCATAGGAGACCTCATGCCGACATATGTTATAAAAGATACGAAGACAAAAAAGATTAAAGAAATCTTTATGGCTATAAGTGAACTTGATGATTTCCTAAAAGCCAATCCATCAAAACATACAGTTATCCAGGCCCCCGCTATTGTAAGTGGTGTTGATGGATTGCGTAAAATAGATAGTGGATTTAAAGACGTATTGAAACGAATAAAGAGTAAGCACAGGGGGTCGACAATAGACGTATAGTAATTTTAATAAGGAGCATCATGGCAATAGATACTAGACAGTTCTTCGATTCACAAGAAGCACCGTTGTTCCTGACAAAAAGAGAAAAGAAATTACAGAAACGAATAAAGAAGACACAATTTTACCAACGAGAACCACAAGCATCTAAATCGGATATTAGATGCATAACACCCCTGACGAACAATCAAGAAAAAACATTTGAAGCATATGATAATGGGAAAAACTTATTGCTTCATGGAGTAGCAGGAACTGGTAAAACATTCCTTGCTTTATATCTATCCCTCAATTCGATTATAAAAGGTGAACACTTAAAACCAATTGTCATATTACGAAGTGTAGTTCCCGGTCGCGATATGGGATTTCTTCCTGGAAACATGGAGGAAAAAATTGCTGTTTATGAAGAACCATATCGAGGAATATGTGCGGAGTTAACAAACCATCCAACATCATATGATTACTTCAAAAGAAATGAATACATCGAATTTTCAACAACATCATATCTTCGGGGATTGACATTTAGAAACAATATTATTATAATAGATGAATGTCAGAATATGACGTTCAGTGAACTGGATACAATTATGACAAGAGTGGGTGAAGGATGCCGTGTGATATTCTGTGGTGATTTTAGACAAACTGATTTGATTCGTGATGATGAACGTAAGGGGCTATTGAAATTTATAAATGTAGTAAAGAGTATGCTCAGTTTTGAATTTATCGAATTCACCAAAGAAGACATCGTTCGGTCTAAACTAGTCAAAGAATATATTGTAGCAAAGTTGGAGAAAGGGATTGTCTAAATCATTTGATTATGAACCATTTCATTGTGATAATCTTGAGACTGTAGAAAATGAAAATGGGAGATTTTATATAACACCAACGGGAACATACCCCTCTGTGACAACTATTTTAAGTTGCGACGGTGAAAAAAAAGCAGCGTTGAAAAAGTGGGCAGATCGTATAGGCAAAGACAAAGCAAAAGCTATATCCAACCAGGCCGCGCTTCGTGGTAAGAGAGTACATTCCATCATTGAGGATTATGTTTTAAACAAAGAAATAAATCTGCTTAGCCAAATGCCTTCCACGATTCAATCATTTAATCAAGTGAAAAGAGCATTGAATAAGAATCTAACGAAAATACACGCAATTGAAATGCCATTATATTCCACATCGTTGCGCATTGCTGGTAGAGTAGACATGATGGGCGTATGGAATGGTGATCGCGCTATCATTGATTTCAAAACTTCAAAACGAGAGAAATATAAATATTACATTACAGATTACTTTATACAAACTGCAATGTATTCTCTGATGGCGAACGAAAGATACAATACATCTTTTAATAAAATTGTTATTATTATTGCTTGCGATGAAACCCTAGAGACACAAACATTTGTGGAAAACGCAAGCGATTATACATCACAGGTAAAGGAAAAGATCGATGCGTTTTATAACCACTATCCTAGTCTCACTAATCACTCTTAGTGTTGCATACGCTGTATCAATTAGTGCTGCTTACCCCGCGCCAAATACAAATAAGAATAATCAAAGCGAAGTTTCTGGAATGAGTTTAGAACAACTGCCCATATTATGTGGGGATGTTCGTGGTATTGATAGCATGTTATTATCTAGATTTAATTCACGAGTTATATTGAGAGCTACCTCTGATAGAAAAACTACCTCTGATAGAGGAAATGATTTGTTGATTTATGCATCCACGGATGATCCTGGATTTATAACCATAGTTGAATCAGACGGCGAAGATGGTTGTATATTGGCTCATGGTCACATCAAATCCCATAGTCAACCCAAATCTCAAAAAAATATATAGAAGAATAAAATAGCTATTGACAACCATGCTCAAGTATGATATAAATAGTATTGTTATCGTTGATGAGTTATTATATAAGTGATTCGGACGTGGGGGCGGGACCCACCGTCTCCACCATAAGGAGATTACGTGTAGTAATAGTCTCTTTATGATGGGGACGAAATTAGGATCGACGGGCACAGAAGGGTAATTTGGAGATAACTCGGTGGTCAAGTGACCAAATATATGCAAACGACAATTTTGCACATGAAATGGCTCTAGCAGCCTAATCGGGGTTTTTCGGGAAGTTTTGGCCTGGCAACAGAATTAAAACTTCCCACTTCATCAACTACAATGGAGACAGGGGTGAGACACTTATGCACCTTCATAGCTTGTTTCATTTTTTCTTGTTTGTTTGTAAATAATAATATCAGCACCGGCGCGGCATATAATTTTCCAAAAATCAATAAAACGGAATTGAATTGCCTTGCTCGCACGATTTATTATGAAAGCCGCGGCGAACCAATTGATGGTCAGTACGCTGTTGGCTTTGTTGTTATGAATAGATTGAACGCTGGATTTTCTGATAGCATATGTGGTGTGGTAAAACAAGGATTGAATTCAACGAATAAACTTAAATGTCAGTTTAATGGTTATTGTGATAACGTTCGCAATAATCCAAAGAATAATGATGAGTGGAAAACTTCAATCTATGTTGCTAAGATGATATTGTTTAATCTTGCAAAAGATCCTACAGCTGGAGCTAAATATTTCCACAGCAATAATGTCAATCCATACTGGCAAAAACATTTTAAAGTTGCTTCTATTATAGAAAGACATACATTTTATAGGTGATATAATGACTATTTTTTATGAAAACTGTGGAAATGATAAACCATTAAGCATTATAGCTGGTCCTTGCATATATGAAAACAAGGACCATGCTATTTTTATGGCTGAAAAAATCTATGACATATGTAGTCGTGTGGGAAAAGAACATGGAATCAATGTAAATTACATATACAAAACTTCATTTGACAAAGCAAATAGAACTAGCGCAGAGAGCTTTCGTGGCATTGGGTTTGATGAAGGTTACTATGGATTGAAAGCAGTTCAAGCATTAGGCATTCCAGTTCTAACAGACGTTCATGAAGCGTGGCAATGTGTTGCTATACAAGCAAACGTCATACAGATACCCGCGTTTTTATGCAGACAAACTGATCTTCTTGCAGCAGCAGCACAATCTGATTATACAGTCAATGTAAAGAAAGGTCAGTTTCTTTCACCAAAAGAAATGATTCAAGTTGTAAAGAAATTGCAACATTTTGGTGCTAAAGAAGTATTGATCACAGAAAGAGGCACCACTTTTGGTTACAACAATCTTGTCGTAGATATGCGTGGATTGGAGATCATGAAAGAAGCGCAAGTTCCCGTGTTTCTAGATTGCACACATTCTGTTCAAGAACCCGGTGGGCTTGGAACTAAGAGTGGCGGTAACAGAGAGATGGCTAAAGTTTTAGCCCGTGCAGGCACAGCGGTTGGTATTGCTGGATTGTTTTTAGAAGTTCATAATGATCCTGATAATGCACCGAGTGATGGTCCTAATATGATTCACCTGGACGATCTTTATGCTTTACTTACAACGTGTTTTGATATAGACTTGAGTCTAAAGAAGTATAGTCAAAAAAATAAATAGTGGAGTATATTATTCATGACTGAAAGATACGGTAAAGTGTGGGGAGAGACTTGGCCAATACTACAAACTCCAATGGTGGAGTTCCATCGAATATCAGTAAAAAATGGGTATCGCTGCTCGACGCACAAACACGAGCACAAATGGAATGGGTTCTTCGTAGAGACTGGCGAGTTGCAGATACATGTGAAGAAAAAAGATTATCCACTAACAGATATAACTACGCTGAAGGCAGGACAATTTTGCGCAGTAAAACCGGGAGAGTATCACTGGTTTCAGTGCATAGAAGATTGCGTAGCTTTCGAGATATATTGGTTGACCCCGATCACAGAAGATATACAAAGAGAAAGCACAGGAGGGATCGTATGACAACATCTCAATTTTTAGACTCCTCAGTTTTCGTTAATCTTGTAGAACTAACTTCAAAAACTAAAAACATTTCCTACATTGATGCCATTCTAGACATATGCAGAACTAGAAACATTGAAGTTGAAAGCATCCCCGAATTGCTTACACCAAAATTGCGTAAGTTGATTCAGAACGAAGCTACAAATGCACATATGCTAAAGAAAGGAACAGGGAAAAAATTACCTATTTAACATGGAAGGCATGAAGGCATATCAAGAGTTGATTTCTCTTAGATTACACTTTACCAGTGATTATGATTATTTCAAATATCTTGGTAAGACAAAACGCATAAGTGAATCTAAGTTAGAAACTAAAAAAGATGTGTTTCATTATCGGCGCATCGAAAGAAAATATAAAGATGAATTAACAAATTTTATCGTATCTAATATTATATCAAATCCTAATGTATGGATAGGTGATCTTGTAAAGATTGATGCGGAAAAGAAATACAAAGACTGGAAGAAACGACAAGAATCATTGAAATATATTATAAAGCAAGATCTATTAAAGATATCTGAAACTGGAACATCATGTGATTTGTGGAAAGTGATTAATGACAATCATCCGCCTATACTTAGAGCATATCTTGGAAGTAAAATATGTTTAGAAACATTGATTGCTACGAATGAAGTTTTAAACTTTGTACCATACTGGGATAAAAAAATAAATGAAACATTTATATGGTCTGGTGTTTCGCGCCTAATTGCTAAGTATAGACCATTCCTTAATATCGATAAGAAAGAAATCAAGTCAATCATGAGGGAGACATTACTTTGAAGAAAGAAAGCGAGAATAAAGAATCGTTGATAGAAATAATTGATGTACTCAAATCGCGGATTGTTGAATTACAAGAAGCAAATTCATATTTGAATGCTAAGATTCGGCAGTATGAGCAAGATACCCTTGATAGCCACGACGAATATACGAACGAATATACGGAATCACAAAATTCCTATGAAAGATTCTTTTGACATTGACAATGCTCGGTTCTTGTGGTAATATTATAATACTACATTATGGTAAGGTGAATACTTTTTATATAACGCATATACAAACATACGGAGTAATACATGACAGATACATTCGCAGCACTAAAGAAGTCTCGTGAAAATTCACTAGATCGTCTCACTAAAGAAATCCAAAAGTTTTCAGTTAAGGCAAGTAATAAGTCTGAAGATGATCGTATTTGGTATCCAGAAGTTGATAAGGGTGGTAACGGATACGCTGTTATTCGATTCCTTCCTGCTCCAAAGGGAGAAGATCTTCCTTGGGTTCGAATCTGGAGTCACGGCTTCAAGGGACCTACCGGAAAGTGGTATATTGAAAAATCGTTAACTACTCTTAGCATGACGGATCCAGTTTCCGAATATAATTCATCTTTGTGGAATTCTACAACGGATGATAGTTCACCTGCCCGTAAGCAAGCCCGCGAACAGAAGCGTAGGTTGAACTATATGTCTAATATCCTCATTATCAAAGATGCTGCTCATCCAGAAAATGAAGGAAAGGTTTTCCTGTATAGATATGGTGCGAAGATTTTTGATAAGATTAATCTTCTCATGAATCCAGAATTTGAAGATGAAAAGCAGATCAATCCATTTGATTTCTGGAATGGTTGTAATTTCAAACTGAAGATTCGTAATGTTGAGGGATATCGTAACTACGATAAATCTGAATTTGACCTTTCTGCATCTATTTCAGATGATGATGTAGAGATTGAAAAGATTTGGTCTTCTCAATATTCTTTACAGGAATTCATTTCTCCAGATAAGTTCAAGGGCTACGATGAACTAAAGAGAAAACTCAATGATGTTCTTGGATTGGCAAACGCATCAAATACGAATGAAGTAAGAATGCCAGTAGATGTTCCTAGGGTTGGTAAGGTAGCATCAGCTCCAAAGCTATCTGAGAAGAAAGTTGAACCTGAAAGTGATGAAAGTGATGACCTTAATTTCTTTAAGTCACTCGCCGAGGATGATGAATCTTAATACCCTATAATATAAGTTAGAGAAATCCCGCTATATTTGAATATGGCGGGATTTTTTTATTATTCTTGTTGTTTAGTTGCGTCACCGGCTAATGAATCTTGCTTTCTTAAAGTAGGGTCTGGGTTTTTAGCATTCAATCCTGGCTGAACTGGTGCACCAGGTTTTTGATTGGATGTATTCTTGATTTTTTTGTCCTGAGAATTGTTAACCGCAGTTACTGTATCAGGTACTTTACTGTTGTCTGTATCTCCTATTTCAGCTTGAACTCCCTTTACTTTGATCATTTCAACATGTGGCGGATCCTTGGCATAAAATGGCCTGTGCAATCCATATTTGTTAAGCAACTTATCACTATCTGTTAACACCGTCATTTCTTTTATTCCGGCTGCGCTAATATCCAACCCCCTTCCTTGTAAATGTGAACTACCTTTACCACCACCTTTGACATCATATTTCTCTCCACCCAATTCTACTGTTTGAGGATCTTTGGGGGCCGCAGGTATGTGTATACCTTTTTCATTTAAAATTCTTCCTCTAACCCACAACTTTGCTTGATAGATATCAGATCGATATGCAGAATTTAACGAAACAGGACTTCCCAATTCTTTTGCAAAACCATAAAATCTGTTTAATAGTTCTTTATCCACTTTAGACATCATTTCACTTTTTGCTAATGGATCAGAAGGGTAAGATATTGTAACATTTTTGGGCTGTTCAGAAACAGGTTCTCCTTGTTTTTCTTCTTTCTTCTCTTCTTTCTTCTCTTCTTTCTTCTCTTCTTTTACAGCAGGAGCAGCAGCAGGAGCAGGAGCAGCAGCAGGTGTGGGTGGTTTAGATACG